TCACCCCGGACCACTCCCCGCCTGACTGGTCCTCTCTCCCCCGGGTTCTGCGGGGGTTTTTTCCCCACGAACGGACGCGACATGGCTACGGGCACGAAAAGGGCTGCACGGCCGCACAGGGCGGCGCTGACGAGGATGCTGCGGGCGACTGGGCTTGCGCATATGCCGGAGGAGGCGCCGCTCGTGGAGCTGCTGCGGCAACTGTCCGACGATCTCGATAACGGGGTCGGCGGGGAGCGGTCGCGGGCGGCGTATCTGTCGGCGCTGAAGGATGTTCGGCGGGTGTTGGCGGCTGCGCCGGCGCGTCCGAAGACGCGGCAGGATCCGGAGGTGCCGGCCGAGCCGGATCCCACGGTCGAGGCTGCGGAGGATCGCGGGCCGGAGCCGACGTCGCTGGCGACGTTCAAGCAGAAGCGGGGCATCGCCTGATCATCCTGATCATCATCATGTGAACGGGGGCCGCGTGGCGAAGAAGCATCTCGGGAAGACGGAGCCGCGTCTGTGGACTCGTCCGCTGCGGGAGCTTCGGCCGGCGGAGTACGACGCGGACGGTCACGAGGTGCGGGCGGCGACGTCGCTCGGCTTCGAGGTCATCGAGTTCGCGTTCGAGGTGCTCGGCGTCGAGCTGTATCCGTGGCAGAAGTGGCTGCTGATTCACGCGCTCGAAGTGCTCGCGAACGGGCAGTACCGGTTCCGCCGCGTGATCGTGCTCGTCGGCAGGCAGAACGGGAAGACGACACTGGCGTCGGTCCTCGCGGCGTGGTGGCTGTTCATCGACTCGGCGCGGCACCCGAAGCGGGTCCCGCCGCTGAAGTTCAAGATCGTGGGTGTCGCGCAGAACCTCGATATCGCTCGGGAGCCGTGGGCGGCAGTCAAGATGTGGTGCGACCCGGATCCGGAGACGTCCGAGGAGGCCGAGCTCGCGGTGCACGCGTTGCAGGACGCGACCGCGAAGGTCTACGACGTGAACGGGAACCTGACGATCATTGCGCGGTCGAGGGCGCACTACGAGATCCGTGCGGCGAAGAACGCGCGAGGGAAGCCGGCCGCGCGGGTCCTGATGGACGAGATGCGCGAGCAGAAGGACTGGGCGGCGTGGAACGCTGTCTCGCAGACGTCGAAGTCGTTTTTCAACGGCATGCTGATCGGGTTCTCGAACGCTGGGGATCCGGGCGCTGTGGTGCTGCGGAAGCAGCGGGGCGTCGCGATGGAGGATCTCCGGGACTCGGGCCTGCCGTACGACGAGGACGCGATCGAGAAGGGCATCGAGCAGCTCGAAGCGCTCGCGAACGGCGACGACGTCGAACTCGAAGAGGACGAGATCGAGGCGGACGTGTCCCTCGGTCTGTTCGAGTGGTCCGCGGAGCCGGGGTGCCGGAAGGACGACGTCGAGCAGATCCTGCAGTCGAACCCGTCGATCGGTTACGGGTCGATGACGGTCGGGACGTGTCTCGCGGATATCCGCGGGATGACGGATGCCGGGTACCGCACGGAGGTGCTGTGCCAGTGGGTGTCCGCGACGGTCGTGTCGCACATCAACGTGAAGGACTGGCGGAAGACGTACGTCGACCCGGCGGATCTCCGGATCCCGAAGGGCGCGCGCACGGTGTGGGCGGTCGACACGTCGTCGGATCGGTCGATGACGTGGATAGCGGCCGCGGTGCGGACCGAGGCGGGCGAACCGTTCGTAACGGTCCGGGTCGCACGTCCCGGCATGGTGTGGGTGGTCGACTACCTGAAGCAGCTCGCGGAGGAGTCGAAGCAGACGGAGGTCGTGCTGCAGCTTCGCGGGGCGCCGGCGATGGAGTTTCACGATCCGCTGACGACTGCGGGTCTGACGGTGCATGCGCTAGAGGGTGGGAAGTTCGCGATCGCGACGGGCCGCATGGCGGACCGGGTCCGCGACGAGGAGCTGCTGACCGTCGAGCAACCCGACGTCGAGACGGCGGTCGAGGGCGGTGTGACGACGTCGTTCGGTGAGAACAAAGCATGGTCCCGGGAGAAGTCGGAACCGATCGATATCAGCGGCTTGGTCGCGGAGTCGATGGCGCTGTACGGACTCGAAGTGCTGGCACCTCCGCCGCGGAAGCCTGCGCCGCCGCCCCCGCCTCGTGCGGGTGTGGTGCGGGGCGAGTCCGCATCGATCGACGCGAACCTCGCGACGGTCGCTTTCTGATCTGAGGAGGAGGCGGGATGCCTGAGCAGGGATACCAGACACTGCAGCTCGCGACGTGGTCGAGCCTCGCGACGGAGGCGTCGGAGACGAACCCGGACCTGATGTGGCCGGACTCGAACCGGGTGTACGACAAGATGCGCCGCGAGGACTCGCAGGTCGGGTCGGTGCTCCGCGCTGTGATGCTGCCGATCCGCTCGGCGTCGTACGCGATCGATGGCACGGGATGCCGGCGCGAGGTCGTCGACCTGATCGCGGCGGACTTCGGTCTGCCGGTGAAGGGCGAGGACCCGGTCGCGCCTCTGCGGACGCGTGACCGGTTCTCGTGGCCGGATCACCTGCGGCTCGCGCTGTTGGAGCTCGTGTTCGGGCATGCCTACTTCGAGCAGGTGTACCGGGTGGAGACGGGACCGGACGGTCGCGCTCGGGCGCGGCTGAAGAAACTCGCCTACCGGCCGCCGAACACGATCGCGCGGATCGACGTCGCGAAGGACGGCGGGCTGAAGGGCATCAAGCAGCACGGCGTCGGATCCGGGGAAGTCGACCTGACGGTCGACGTGCTCGTCGCGTACGTGAACGAACGCGAGGGCGGCAATTGGGTCGGGCAGTCGCTGCTGCGGCAGGCGTACAAGAATTGGCTGCTGAAGGACCGGATGCTCCGGGCGCAGGCGCTGACGGTCGAGCGGAACGGACTCGGCGTGCCGGTCTACACCGGCGCCCCGGTGCCGGAGAACGCGACCCCGGAGGAGCGGCTCGCGTGGCTGTTGGCCGAACTCGAATCGGGCCTAGAGATCGCGAAAGCGTTCCGGGCCGGTGAGACGGCCGGGTCGTCCATCACTCCGGGCGCGAAGCTCGAACTGAAGGGCGTCGACGGCCGGCTGCCGTCGACGGACGAGCCGATCCGATATCACGACGAGCAGATCGCGCGCGCGGTCCTCGCGCACTTCCTGAACCTCGGCACCGAGACAGGATCGTGGGCGCTCGGGTCGACGTTCGCGGATTTCTTCACCGGATCTCTGAACGCGGTCGCGCAGCAGATCGTCGACGTGACGAATCAGCACGTGATCGAGGACCTCGTCGACGCGAACTGGGGCGAGACGGAGCCGGCGCCGCGACTGGTGCTGGAACCGATCGGGTCCGAGCACCCGGCGACAGCGGAGGCGATCAAAGCGCTGATCGACTCCGGTGCGATCACCCCGGACGACGCGCTCGAAGCGCACCTGCGGGCGAAGTACGGGCTGCCGGTGAAGGACAACGACACGGCGCGACCGAACACGACTGACACGACGAGCACGGAGGAGCAGGCAGCATGAACCGATTCGTAAGGGGCGGGCCGGCACGGTCCCGGATCCCGATCGTCCCGCCGAAAGCTGCGGTGCCGGCGCCTCTGGGCGAGGGCACCGTGCAGGTGCGGCTGTACGACCCGATCGACTCGTGGGGCGGCGAGTGGGGCATCTCCGCGAAAGAGTTCGCGGCCGCGATCGACGCGCTCCCGGAGGGGACCGAGGAGATCCGGCTGATGATCAACTCCCCCGGCGGCGAGGTGTGGGACGGGATGGCGATCCTGAACACGCTGCGCGCGCACCCGGCTCGGGTCGTCGCGGTCGTCGAGGGCATCGCAGCGTCGTCGGCGTCGTTCATCGCTGCCGGCGCTGACGAGGTCGTGATGATGAAGAACTCCGAGATGTACGTGCACAACGCGTGGGGCATGGCGATGGGCGACGCAGACGACCTGCGGTCCGTCGCTGCGGAGTTCGAGCGGCTCGACCGCAACATCGCGTCGATCTACGCGGAGAAGTCCGGGAAGTCCGTCGACGAGTGGCTGACCGAGATGCCGAAGGATCGTTTCTACACCGCGGAGGAAGCCGTCGAAGCTGGCCTCGCGGACCGGATCGAAGGTGTCGGGGACGCTGCTGCGGCTCGTGCACGGTTCGACCTGACGGTGTTCGCGCGGGCCGGCAAGCAGCCGGCCGCCGCGATCACCTCCCACAATCCCCCGAGCTCGACCGAGCCGGGTGTCCTGAATGGAAAGGATGCAGTCGCTATGACTGATCTGGCAGACGGACTTCGCGAGCGGCTCGGCGCCACCGATGCCGAGACCGACGAGGAGCTGCTCGCAGCACTCGACGCCGCACTCGCGAACGACGAGAACGAAGACGAGAACGACGAGACCGACACCCCGGCCGCGCGACTCCCCGAGGGTGTCGTCGCGATCGAGGCCGAGGCCCTCGCAGACCTGCGCCGCGACGCGCAGCTCGGCGCGCAGGCGCGTGCGGAGCAGATCAACGCACGCCGCGACGGCATCGTCGCGAACGCGATCCGGGAGGGACGCATCTCCCCGAAGTCGCAGGCGAAGTGGCGCGCGCTGCTCGAAAAGGATGAGGCCGGCACCGTCGACCTGATCAACGACCTCGCGGCGAACGCTGCGATCCCGGTCGCGGAGCGCGGTATCTCCGACGACGTCGACACGGCGGATGACCGCCACTACGCAGCCGTTTACGGCACCCCGAAGGAGTCCTGATCATGGCCGGTTCCGGTTCGTACCTCCCCCTGTTCCGTCCGGGCGACACGGTCACCTTCGCGGTGACCGCAGCGGTCACCGGTGGCACTCCCGTCGAGCAGTCGCTGACTGCCGATCGTGCCGTCGGGCCGGCGTCCGCGGGATCCGCTCGCGTGGTCGGCGTCGCCGGTCACAGCGCGGCACCCGGCGACAAGCTGACCGTCGAGATCGGCAAGCCGATCCACAGCCTCACCGCATCCGGCGCTGTCACGCGCGGGCAGCGGCTCGAAGCTGCCGGCGGCGGACGTGTCCGCACTCTCGCCGCGGGTTCCGCGGTGTACCTCGCACTCACCTCTGCCGCCGACGGTGCATCCGTCGAGGCTCTGCAGCTCTAGGAGGAGCCGAACATGCAGACGTATCCACTCACCGAATCTCAGCTCTCGAACGCGACGGCCGAGGAGCTGATCGCGTTCATCCGTTCGCCGCAGCTCGTCACCCGGCGTCTGGGCGAGATCCTCACCGCGCAGCAGTTCATCGGACTGTTCCTGCTCACCGGTCGCTACACCGTGCAGGGCGGTGCGATCGCGATCCCGAAGAACGAGACCTTCCGCACCGACCGTCGTGCGGAGGCCGTCGCTCCCGGCGCGGAGTACAAGCTCACGACCATGAGCCGCGAGCAGTACGAGATCTACACGTCGCAGAAGGAAGGCATCGCGACGGAGGTCACCGACGAGGAGATCGGCCGTTCGCTGCGGCAGCCGATCGACGACGCGATCCTGTTCCTGCAGACCGAGCTCGTCTTCGACGCGAACGACCTCGCGCTCGGCGTCGTGCAGTCCTCGGTGACGCAGACGATCGCGGCGTCCGCGACGTGGACGACCGGCAAGACGATCCTCCGCGACGCGCTGCGGGCACAGGCTCGCGTGCGGGCGCAGAAGCTCGGCTACTCCCTCGACACCGTCGTGCTCTCGGGAGAGCAGTACGCGGAGGTCATCCCGGAGCTGCTCGACGTGCTCCCGGACAACGACACGACGGCGACGTCGGGTGCGTTCCCGACGATCGCGGGCCTCACGTGGGTGTCCGCCGACGATGACGAGTTCGGGGACCCCCTCGTGCTCGACCGTCGCCGGTTCGGTGGCATCGCACGCGAGCGCATCCCTTCCCCCGAGTACCGCGACGTCGGCAACGACACGGGCGTGCAGCTCGCGTCGATCCGCGAGCCGAAGGCGGACAAGACCCGCCTGCAGGCGCGGAACCCGCACGTCCCGGTCGTCACGAACCCGCTCTCGGCGTTCCGCATCACCGGCACGGGGGTCTAGCGCATGGGGTACATCGCGAAGATCTCGGCGGTGAAGGTCTCGGTCGGTGACGCGAACGGTCCGACGATCGCGCGGATCGTTCGTCGCGGCGACCTGATCCCGGAGGGCGTCGACGAGGCGCTGCTGCAGTCCCTCGCGGAGCGCGGGCTGATCGAGTCGGTTCCTGACGAGGAGGAGCTGCTCGCGGCTCTCGTCGAGGAGGACACGCTCGACCAGCGTCGCCGCGCGGCGGAGCAGGAGGAGCGCGACCGGGTCGCAGCGGAGGAGGCAGCCGCAGCCGCGGCCGCCGCGCAGACGACCGAGACGCAGACGACCGACACGCCGCCGGCGGACAAGCCGGCACCGACGAAGCGCACCTCGCGCTCGTCGTGATCGAGCAGGGGGTGCAGGCATGATCGAACCGGCCGAGCTGGGCGTCGACGAGGCGCTCGCGCTGCGAGTTCTCGGTGTCGCGCGATCGTTCGCCCCCCTGCTCGACAGCATCGGTGACGCGCAGACTGCCGAAGCGATCCGCGATCGCGAGACGGCGGTGGCGATCCTCTCGGGGGTCGCTGCCGAGGCTCGCGATCGTGGATCGAGGCTCGTGAAAGCGCAGCGCATCGGACCGGCGGGCGTCGACTACGCGGATGCGGGGTCGTGGTTCTCGGCAGATGACCGGGCGGCGCTGATCAACCTCTGCGCGAAGCCAGCGGCGACGTCGTCGGGTCCGCGCGGGCACTTCCCGAAGCCGGGGATCACGTCGCGGCTGTGGCCGGAGGAGTACCCCTGATGCGGTTCCCGGAGGGTGCGACGGTCGTCCGGTTGCGGGCGGGCGTCGAGGTCGACGAGTACAGCACGGAGGAGAAGCGCACCGACTGGGAGAACCCGGACGAGCTGACGATCGAGGACGCGTTCGTCGCGTCCGGGTCGAGCAGCTCGGCGTCGGGAACGCTCCGCGAGACGGTGACGACGACGAAAAGCCTCTACGTGTCCGATCCGGAT